CCGCTTGCTCCGTATCTAGTGGCGTATAACTTATGCTCAACACTTGTTGTTACTTTTGCGGTAGTACTTGTTGGAATTGCTTTTTCAACTACTGCTATTGGACTATTAAATTGAACTCCGTCAATAAACCAAGAGGCAGAACTGGATACAGTTGCAATAGTTAATTTAGGCTCAGCGTAGATTGCAGTTACAGGAGCTACTCCTTGCGCAACCACATCTCTCCATACTCCAACATTAACGTTAGCAGTGCTCACAGTACTACTATATGCAGCTCCGGTAGCCACAGATCCTACAGCGTTTCCTTGTCTGTCCCTAAAAGTTATTTCAGTGCTAACTGTACTAGTTGCAGTGCCGGATACCGCCGCGCCTGAATTATAAAATAAACTAAAAGAATATGGTTTTCCTTCTTGCACAGGCAACCAAGCGGATAAAGAACCAATTTTTTCACCAGCAGTTTGAGAAAAAGTAGCAGTTGATGCCGTAGACGTTACGGTAACACTTGTTGAAAGCGTTACTGTTTGAGTCCCTAAAGCATTATTAACTACGTTTGTTACATAAGTGCCATACGGAATTAATGGGTGAATGACGTTATCGTTCACAGCGGCTACGCCAGGAGCAATGTTAATTACAGTAGTTCCAGAAGCGGTTGTACTTAAAGAACTTACTTTAGGACCAATGACAAAAGATGCTGTTGTAGCTGTAGAGCCCCAAGATACTTTACCCATACCATTAACCATATTTGTTGAAACGCGGATAGTTGCGGTTGCTAGTGCAGTTGAAGGTGGAAAATTAACTCTAAAAGTATTTGTAGACAGAATGCTTGTAATAACAGTTCCTGGTCTAAAAACGCCAGTACCAGCTGTTACAGACACTGCTACGCCTGGTTTAAGGTCCGAGTTAAATACCCCAGTTACAGTTGTAGAAGAAGTAGAACAAGATGCCGCGGTTACTTGATCGTCTAAACGACCATACCCAGATTGCCCGTTTGAAAACGCAGCAATCACAGATCCACCTGCTACTTCATAAGGACCAGTAGATGTTATAGATGGTCTAGACCCAGTAGTTGAGGCAGGCGTCCAATATCCAGAATTTTCTGAAAACGAAGACGTATTATAATCCGTAAGTATGTTTGTGCCGTATAAAATATCAGTAGCGTATCCAGTGTAGGCTTCAATTAATGCTTGTAACCCTACAATAGAACCTGATTGTTTATAAATCTTTATAATGTTTGCAGCTAAAGTTCTTGCTTGAGATAGATTTGAAACGTCAATATATTTGACGCCAAATTCTTTTAACAAAAGTTTAAGTAATACTTCATCAGCAGAAGTAATGCTAGTACTGTAAAAAACACCAAAAGTTTCTGTTTTGTACAAATCTAATTGAAAAGCAAAAACTTTTAAAAAGTCTAATAAGTCATTTCCAGAAGTTGTTTGGCTACCTTTTATATAAAATTTAGGTAAATGGTTAGCCAATACTTCAGCTGTTCCGTAATTTTTTACAATAAACGACGAAGTTTCCGCAGCTTTTTTCCAAATGCGCCCTGTATTAATCTGGGTATCACTATACGAGTTGTAGTACTTAATAAATAACGAGTAATAAACTTTTGTTGGCGCAACAGCTTGTGCTTCTGTTGAAGCTGCAGTTAACCCAGGGTTAGTTGTTACCGCGGTAGAAAGGCCTAAAGTATCGTACAGATGATAACGACCAATTGATCCATATACATTTGGTTCGTTTGTTAAGCCAAACCCTAAAAGTTCATCAAATGAAACCGTAACTAAGTCATTAACTGAATAACTTAAACTGGTTGAAGTAGTTGAGACGGTAAAACTTGGAGTAGTAGACAGAATTGCAAGTTTTAAATCTTTTCCAATAGACGTGCCAATAGGTGTTGCGTCTAAAATACTACCGTTTAAACTAGCGTTTAAAGGATAAAGGCCAGCGTGTGAAGTAATAGCGCTCAGATTAGTTACAGCCGTTACCGTTCCGCTTGATACGGAATCAATTTTAAGAATAGCATTAGTGTTATAAATGGTTTTAATACTATCCCCATCATTAATATTTTGGGGGTATCCGGAATACTTTCGAACTACAACTGCTTCAGACCAAGCAACGTTAGTAGGTAAAGCGTCAATTGCAATATGCGTAACTCCATAATTATTTGGACTAGCAAACATATTTGTTGCAATAGAAGATTCAACTACTAACGAAGTCGGCATTAGCTAATACCACCCGTTGTAGATACGTTAATGTAAGTTTTTTCTAGTGTTGGAACCTCATCAAGATCGCAAGATAAATCTGTAACTCCAGTAACTAAACTAGGTGTTGTAGAAACTGAAGTTAATTTTTCATACCCATTGAGCGTAATGTACGAAACCCCATCTACCGAACGACATGCTGAGTGTATATCTCCAACAGACACTAAGTCATTAAAAATTACATTATCAAAATCAAATAAACTATATAATGCGCTAGTAACTTCTGCGGCTACCACAGATGCCGTGTATTGAGGCAACACGTTTACGGTTATATTTAAGTAAGGGTATGCCTTGCGGTAGTCTAAAACCGTTACGGTAGTATTTGGAGGCGTCTTATCAACAAAGTAGTTTTCAACAGATGTCTTTAAAGAGTTACTTAACACGCCTCCACCATTAGCAGCTACGTATAAAGTTATATTTGCGTAAGTAGATGCGGCAGCTATTGCTTTAGAAATACCATTGATCTGCACAGCTAATTGTGAGTAGTCTTTAAGAGACACTGCACGGTTTAACGTACGCAAAGCTAATGGGGCGTTTACACGAATAGAATTAGTAGACTCAGCGTCTTTACCTCCGCTAAACGCTGCAGCGTTTGTTACGGATACATCATAAATTGGAACGCCGTCTGGGTCAGTTATAACGCGTGTAAGAGTTCCCGCAGTTATATTTCCCAAACTTCCGGCAGTGTCTGTGTAACGATACGATACTTTAATGACCGCACCAGTAGGTGGGATACGTCCCGAAGTACCATCACCAAACTCAATTACACTAAACCCTGACCCAGTTGTACGTATAGAAAACACAGGGGATTGAGCGCCGTAGTCAATAACGTATGGAACTTTTGTATAAACAATGTTATTAACTTTTACAGTAACTGTCCCACCGGTAATAACGCCCGTATTAGCTAACTGAAATGTTTGATACGGAAGACCATTTGAAACGCCTAGAAGTTCATCTGTAACAATTTTACCTTGAGTAACAGCCCCACTAGCAGTTGATGGAGTAGTTCCAACTATGCTTGCTATGGTAACGTCACTATCTAAAGAGAATATGATTTGGTTTCCCGTGCCATCTGGCTCTGTTGAGAACGTAGTTCCAGATTTTACAGTAACGGCTGAAGTTGCTCGGTTTGAAAGTGTTATTGCGCCTGTAGCCGGGTTAATATCATTTGGAGTGTAGTTTAATAAATTAGCTAAACGTAGTACTGTGTCTCTTTGTGTAGACGTTGAAATAAACGACTCGTTAGCGGCGCGGTCAATACTATAGTTAAGTAGATCACCCATATAAGAAAATAATTCAATAAGAACAATTCCAAAATCGCTAGAATCTCGGGATGTCCATTGCGGGGCAAAATTAGCTATAAGAGCTTTCATGTCGCTGCTTATAGACAAAAAGTCCCTAGAGGTGTAGTCCACCTGTGGTACGTACAGGTTATCAGCCATTATAGAACCTCAATTATTTCGCCAGCTGCGGTTAGGGATGCTGTAGTAATTTTAACAGAATCTTGTTGCCCAGACGGTATTTGGTAGATAATAGTTAAAGTGATTGATCCAGAAGAATCGTCCTTAGAAATAGCTACGTCTTTTAAGGACAACTCTGGAGCCCATTTAACAAAGATCTCTTCTATTGCAGCCCGAGCTTCAATTACTGCCGCTGAGCTACTTTCAAACAACAAGTTTTCAATATTTGTACCAAAATAATGGTACCAGATGCGCTCATTAGTTCCTACTGATAGTAGTGATACCACTTTATTTTTCCAAGCTTTGTGGTCGGAATCTGGGATAATTCCTACTTTTCCATTTCTTGATAGATTAAACGGTAAATCTATTAAATAAGTACTAGACGAAGTGAGTGATGTTAAACCATACGCCATTTAAAACGCTCCTAACCATAGAGGAAAATTAGGGTCTCCACCCTCAAACATTACCCAAACACCCGCACCAGGGTCTGGCACAAATAACGTAGCTGTTACTGCTGGATGTATACCCCAAGCCCAATTTGTAACGGCATTACCTAAAATCTGTGGAACTTGCATGCGAATTCTACTTTTATTTTCTGGGTCAGTAGTATCAACTACCACTCCACGGTAAACGCCATAAAACCGTTTATCCCAAGATTCTGTAAAAAATGGATCAGAGTACACCTATCTTCTCCAATCTAGATATTACGTAGGAGGTTCTTTCAGAAGAAGCCACTGCTACGTTTGTTCCGCCAGAATTTTTTCCATCTGAAACCCATATATTAGTTTGAGGATCAAGCAAAGATGACTCGTTAATGATTTCGTTTCTTTGCCCAGGAGTTATAGTTCTTACTTGAGTAACATCGGGAGCAGATACTAAATTTCCATCAGACCATGCGTTAGCTGCACCAAGAGAATCTGAGCCAATGTTAAGCACGGTTGTATACCGTAAAATATTTTGAGATTCTTCTACGATTTTATGCTGGGCAGATAAAACTATCCAATATCCGGAGTACTCAGGCCCAATCCCAGACAAGTAAACAGGTTTGTCGGGGGAAATATCTGCCGTACCAACAATTTCTACTTGAGCGCGGTATGGAAATCTATTTCTTTGGTCGATAGCGTACGCTTCATACGCGGCTGCATCGGCTCCTGGGGCAGTGACGTTTGTAGCAAAACTATCAAAGTACTCAGTTATATAAGTTTCTCTTGTTACATTTGGTCGAGCTGTATTCACTACAATACTTATATTGTTTGTTCTAGGGTCTACTCCACCAATTTGTGCGTTAGATTTATACGCGTCTACGTATTTTGTGCTTTCTCCAAGTAATAGCTTAAACGAGTACATAGTTGAACCTCGCGGATCGTTAGATTCTCGCATAACAAAACTTGGAGCGGAAGACCTAACTCTTGTGTACTCCGCCGTTAAAGGTTCAAAAAATACAGAAGTGTTTTGAATGCGAAGGGTGTACCCGGATTGTTTTGCTAATTTAGTCATAAGCTCTAAATCAGTATGCCCAGCTTGAACGATCTGTGAATACACGCGAGGATGGTCTTGAATATTATTTGTAGACCAGCTGTTAGATCTAACAATTTGTTTTACAACTTCGGACGCAGTAGTGTCGTAGTAAACCCGCTGGCGTGCTTGCTTTAGTTGGTAAGACGCGCCAATTAAAGTCAATTCAACAAACTGTTTACCTGGGCTAATGTCCGGTTTTATATCATGAATGTAGCCAACAAATTCTCGCGTGCTATCTTTTCCGCGAATAACGCATTTAACTGGGTCTGTTGGTTTTATGTAGTTGTACCTGACATCCCAGTCTCTAAATTTAACTACAACTAGTTCATGCGCGTAACGTTCTTGGTTTAGATAAAAATAAGATAACCGCTTAGGAGGGTTTTCAGAAAGCGGAAATTCAATGGAAACATAGTTATACACGCGGAATCCTAATTATGGTTCCCGCTGGGATACTAAAAAAATCTACAAGTTCAGGATTGTATTCAAGAATAGTCCACCAAAGATCTGGACGCCTAAAGTATCTTTGGGACAACGCGTGCAAAGTTTCACCAGGGTTATACACATGAGTAAAGAACGCTATTGAGTCTAAAGAGTCAAAAGAATAAAATACAACAGGGGTTGCCGATCCGTATTCTTCTTTAGTAAAGTAATCAACAACGGAATTTTTGTAACGAGACCCAGAAAAAATAGTCATTATCTACTCGACAATCCTGCAGTTGCCATAAGGTTAAACTGCAATGTAACGTCAGTACGAATTGGAACCATGCCCTTAGAAAAAGCCATATGATTAACTGTCATATTATTTACGTACCCAAGGTAACTAAGGGGGCCAATGTCAATACGAAGCAAGGTAGGCATTAAGAAACCAATATCTGAGGTATCTTTTCCAGTAGCTCTATTAGACCAACCTGGACCGTTTATAGCTTTGTACAAGTATTCTAAATCGGCAATAGTTCCGTATTTTTGAAGCTCTAAGATTTTTTCGCCTACATTTTGTCCAAGATCCCCAGCCGAAGAACTAAAACTATCAAATCCTTGGCTGTTAAAACCTTCAGCTCCTGAATAATATTGCGAGTACGAATTTGCGTATCTCGCGTATACGTCACTTCCGTCAGGCTCAGTTCCTCTAGGAAGGGACTTAATGCACGCAAAATCATTTGTTCTATCAAGTCTTAGTGACACGCTTAAGTACTCACCACTAGGAAAAGCTCCAACAACATCTACAAATTTATCTGCAAAGGATGGAGTAATGTCCATATTGACAGACACCGAAGTAGAAAAATTTTCTGGGTTCCACAGAAATTGAAACCCGTAGCGAGGGTCTTTAGCGTGAGACCCGTTACCGGTATTGTACGTACTAGTATCTATATACGTATTATCAACTCTAGAGTACCAATAGATACGCCCACGACGGTACTTAGGGGAAGACCCCAAAGTAAACGCTTGTGAGTTTACAGTTAAAGAATCATCAGAAGGTTCTATCGGAAGACTCCACTTATGTGGGGGTAAATTCCAACGGTACCCATACAAACCAATGCCTGTACTAGAACCAACATTGTTGTTACCACTATTTTGAGGGGAGTCCGGAGATAAACCAGAAGTTGTGTCAATGTTATAATTAGTATTTGAAGGTGGCGGCTCAGAAACGCTTTGAGTAACTTTGCTTGTAATGGTAGACCCGCCACTACCACTTCCAGTTGTCTTGCTTTGTACAGCAGCTTTAGCGGCTTTAACGTATGCTGCGTCTTCTTTACGCGTATCAATTAAAGCGGCTTGTTGAGCGGTAAGAACTACTGCGCGTGTAGTGCGTGATTCCCTTACATTTGCAGCAGTGGGCACTATATAAAGCGGAGCTGGTTTAACGGCGCCACTGTTTCTATTAGGAGGAACTCTACCCATGCTTAACTCCTTGCCGCATTAATCATAGAAGTTGTAACTTGATTAGCAAACGCCCATGGATCAGAGCCAGTAGGGGCGGTAACATTAATAGTTATAGCGCCTGTGTAAA